GCATTAGTTCTAGTACCTGATTCTTGTGTATAGTGTGTTGGTATTGGAACTTGATCTTGTGCTAAGTAATCAACCTCATACCACGTACTCCCATTCGTATCAACAACACTAATTATATCAATTACATTTGTATCTGATATTGTTAATTTTAAAAATTTTGATGGAGCGTTTACTGAAAAGGTTTTTATTGTTGTTGTAGCACTTACTGCTCTTACTGTTCTTGATAATGTATATGATGTAGCTAATCCGCCATCACTTAGTGTACTAACATTACTTGTATCACCATCCTCAGTTATAGTAAAATCAACTATATCTAATGTTTCAAATACCAAATCAGAATTAGTCAATGATGATACTTGAATACCAGTGTTCCACACCGCACCATCCGTATAATCAATTGTTGATGCATCCTCAGCTGAAGCATTTACATCTGATGTAAATGTCAAATCAACATATGCTGGAACAATTGGTTTTACTTTGTATCCTAACATCTTGGCCATGTTAACAACATTTCTTCGTTCTTCTGCCAGTGGTAACATCATCTCACGATATTGTTGGTCAATGTAAAATGATAATACATCACCCACATAAGCACTCATTTCAATCAACATCATTCCAGGTGATGCTTCATTGAAATCACGATATGAATCTGGAAAATAAGATTTAGTATAACTTACGAGTGATTGTTTTAAACTTGAAAAATCTTTATTCAAATAGTTCACATTTGATTCTTTAAATTCTTTTTTATTATATGAAGGCATTTACTCTATTCTCCTATTTCAATAGATACTGATTCTAATGTATTTGGGTCTTGTGTTATGTTGAATACAATGTTTAATCTCAATGTATTATCTTCCTGTTTTACTTTTACATCTCGTATTTCAACAAATGGTAACCATACTTTGAGTTTATCAAGTATTGCGTTCTGTATCGAATAAATAGATTCTTCTGTGATTTGTTCAAATGTAGATGCTCGGAGATTCATACCCAAGTTAGGTTGATATAATCTTTCACCCTCATGTGTTTGTAATAAATTCCTAATATTATTTTTTACAGATTCAATCGTTGTTGATGTAGAAGCAAAATAACCTTCAACACCATTTGATTTTCTAAATGGTAAGTCTATTCCGATAAATATATTTTCATCATTATCTTCTATATATGGTTTTCTTGTTGTATCTTTTATTGCCATTTTATAAGAACTCCTCTATATCATCTCTAAACAATTTAACTGTTGTAAACTCTCGTTGTCCATTTTCATCTTCAACATCAAAATCATCTTGTGAATCTGGATCTTCTCCTATATAAACATAACCAGTAGATTCTAAATTTCCAAAATCTTTAGTTATATCAATAGTTTTAGTTATAACACCATTTTGTAAACTACTTGGATTTAATGGTACAGGTACAACACCACCTGGAACACCAAGTGGATAAGGTATATCTATACTTTGTACAGTTGGTAAAATATCACCCCGTTGAGGTGGTATCGCAAAAGTTTCCAATACAACATTAGCCTTCAACTGTGTAATTTTAAACTCAACATTTGTTAAAAAATTAACAATGGCCTCCGTCATCAAATTAGCTTCTACTTCCAAAGCAGAACCAACTTTTAAATTTATTTCATCTTCGGATTTACCCATGACTTTAAAACATTCTACTTTAGCTTTTATTAAATCATCTTTTAAACCCATTAGATTCCTTTTTTATTATTCATAGCTTTCATCACAGCTCTATAATCTTTTTTTAGAAAATTAGCTGATGGGTCTTCTGGATTCATTCCCATTTGTCTAGCTAAACTACCATCAGTGTTAGTTGAACTATTATTCATCATCTCACCATATTGTCCACCAACCAATTCATTCATCTTTGATGAATCAAATTTACCACCACCCATCGTCTTCCACCCACTATCATCATTCGCTGTTTCATTCAGTACATCATTTAATACTGAATTAGATGAGTATTGTTTTTTCTCAACGATTTTCTTTTTTGGTGTAGTATTTTTTCTAATCTCACCAGCAGCTCCTGTCATTATTTGCGTTGGTTGTTTCAATTCAGAAATAACCTCCCCAATAGCTAATGCTACTTCTTCTCTTACCATCTGTCTAATTAATGTTTTTATGTTTGTTTTCTTCTTCATATGACCTCCTATTGTTTATCACCATTTGGTTCTATATAATGATATTGACTTAAAATACCAGTTAATTTGTGTTCAATTTTTGCTATCTTATCCGCAAAAGAATTCGGTGCACCGGTTAAATCTGTCAATGGTACTGGAATACCTTGAACTAATCCGTTGGCCTCTTTTAAGGCTGCTAATGTATCTTGTAATACATCTAAAAGTTTGTTACCCAAAACCATTTTCTCCATCGCCTTGTCCGAATCTCTAGGTGATTGATTCGGTGATGGATTCCCTAAATAAATATTACGAGCTTCAATTATTACATCCTCATTTGTTGAAATTGACAAACTTCTTCCACTTCCAATATGTATATCTTTGTTTGATGATAAATAAATATCATCTAATTTTGAATTTATAGTTATTCTATCTGAACTAAATAATATTTGATTTTTATCATATCCATAAAGTATTGGACTAATATCATCCAACTGATTTATTGAACTAATTAAATTACTCATCAGTCTTTTATTTTCTCCTACATTATCAGAAGCTAATATGAATCCTGGTATTTCTTTATCATTAACTACATCAGAATATCCACCAAAATGTTGTTGTAATGTTCCATTTGATGTTATACTTATTAAACTTCCATCTGATATACTTTCTGTATTATTACTGACATCTCGTTTATTAGAAATAAATACATAAGGATTATTACTTCTACTACCTATTCTTAAACTATTTCCATGACGACCTTCAAAAATAGTATCACCTGTTGTTTCGTTAACAGCTGTTCCATAATCTAATTCTTCATTTCTAACTTTGACTAATCGTTTGTATAAATTGTCCTTATTAAAATTTGGACTTGTACCATCAGGGTCGCGGGGAGTGGTAACACCTCCGGTATCCTTACCTATTAGTTGTTCAGGTCTATATAAATAATCTTTATTCCAAGTAACTTCATTAGTATCAGTACTAACAGGCCCTAAATAATAATTTTTATTACCAATTGTACATAATAATACAGGGTCACCTTTTGATGGAATATCTGTCAGTGTTCTGAATAATGGATAGTACCTATATTCTTCACCAGCTGAACCTCTACGCTTATAAAGTTTATCGGAGATATGTGGGATAGCTATAATAGAATTTATTGTGTTCTCTCCACCATATCTTAAACTCTCTTTAGAATGAACAACTTCAATTACATATCCAGGAACGAATTGTAAATAGAATGGAACATCTTGTTCTTTCCCAAGAAATCCTCTAATACTATTACCGGGTATTGTTGCAAATACTGAACCCATTTAACTACCCATGAAATCTTTTTTAGTTTTTAATGTATCATCTTTAATCTTGTTCAATCTATCACTTTCATTTTGTAAGTCTTGTACTGAATCTTGTAGTGTACTCATCAATTCTTCTTTTTCGGAATCTGATAATAACATACTTTCATCATCAATACCACCGGTTGATTTAGATATAATTCTTTGTAATACACCAGCTAATTTAACAAGATGTTCATCATTTTTGATGGCTACTTCCATATATTCTTTTATGATTGGAGCGATGATAACGACATCATCAATTGTTGTGATGAAGCCGTGTATCTCCGATATTAACAAATCAATCTGTAATTTCTTCTTGTTCGTATTCTCGTAGATGTCTTTTGTTAAGTCTTGAAAGGTTTTACCTTCAAATATTTCATTACTGTCTGACATTATATGAACCTCTCCTAATTGGATATAATTATTCATATATAAATATCGGAATATCAAAAATTGATGTAAAATAAAAAAAACCCACTCATTAAAGTGGGCTTTAGTATTAGGATGATGTTTATTTGTGGTTTAGAAGAACTTAGATTTATCGTTACTGATTGTACCAGTTTCTTCAAACTCACTTAAAATTGTTTTGTATTTCTTTTTGAATACATTTACAACCTTTGTTATATGTGATGTATCTACATCAGTCATTTCTCTGATAAGGATATATAAAGATTTCTTATTAAAGTTTTCAATTTCAGCTCTATGTTTAAACAATTCAATGAGTGAATACGCTACATCAATATCTTTTCGTTTCTTAAACAAAGTTGGAATGTTTGTTTCAAAATAAATAATCATTTCTTCTGTCAAATCTTCTAGGTAATGTTTCTTATTATCTGACGTTGGTCTATTATCAAGAACACTAATATCATCGTGTGATTTAACTTTCTTATAGTTGTTATTATTATGGAGAATAAGATAGTTCTTCGCGACTACTGAAAAATAGCTAAATGCCTTTGAACCTTTTGTATGGTCATACTTGTGTATGTTCATTACAAGAAAAGAAACAACTTCAGCCTTTGTATCAACAAATGGAGCATCAAAATAACTGAACTTGAATGTGTTAATAATATTTTCAGCTAGTTTATCAAACGCTTTATGTATTTCTTGACCATAAATCTTATTCTTTATAGATGTATTTTCAGCTTGATTGTATCTTACGATAGCGTCTTGTACTTCCATACCAAAATATACTTTTTTATTCTTTACTGGTTTTCTTCCGGGTTTCTTTCTTGGAGTACCGTCTTTATTTAACTTCACATCTTTATCTTTTTCAATCGCCATCATTGTTTTCCTCACTTTCAAAAATATCATCTAATTGTAATTGTAATTGTTTTAATTCTTCAAAGAAGAAACCAGTTTCATCATCTGATTCGTAATGACCTTCTGAATCTACTAACTTCATTCTTTCGGTAGCATATGTAATTATCTGTTGGAATTGGACAATCAAATCCTCATATTGAGTTACTCGTCTTAAAGAGTAAAACAATAATGTAGATGTTACTACACTAATCAAAAGAAATAATATAAAAAATATCCACCACATATCTATCTCCTATACGAAAAGTTCATCGAACTTCGCTTTCATATTATCTACTGTTTCTTGTTCCTTCTTTGTCTTTGGAACTCTTGTATTAACTACAACTTGTTCTTCATCAGCATGTAACCATTGTTCGTATTCAATACGAGTTGTAGTCATATCCGCTTGATGTAGAATATGAGCCATATTAGATTTCAATTTCTTTTCAGGAGCATACGATTTAAGATATTGTACATTACCTTCATCATACATTCCATCAGTTAATTTAATTCCAATAAATTCATTTTCAGTCATTGTAACTCCATACTGATTTAGAATCCAAATACCTCTATCAGGTGGAGTCATAAATTTCAAGTTAGGATTATTTGTATAAATCTTTCCTTGATTCTTACGATGCCACTCTGATGGATTGGGTATATAATGGTCTTGTTCCAAATCACCAGCTTTACCTAAGTCGTGATGTATCGCCGCGAATATTAATTCTTCAACTGTATAATCATCAACATAAGCTCCGTTGTCTTTCCACATTGTATAAAACTCTTTTGAATATTTTACAATATTTAAAATGTGTTGAACATAACCACCTGGATGACAATTATGAAAATGTTCTTGACCAGAGGCTGGTGCTATCATCATTCTATCTTGGAAATCACCATACATCTTTAAAAGTTTTTCTTGTCGTTCACCCTCAAAGGAATCTTCTATAAGTCCAATGAATGTTTTCCAATTTAGTTCTATTTGTTCTGCTGTTAGTTTCATTACTGAACTCCCTCGTTATATTCTTTTTCTAATTGTAAAGCACCTTCTAAAATATTTTCCCAAGTATCTACATATTCCACAGGGTCTTTTCTACCTAATTGATTGAACGCTAATATTCTTTCAACATCAGCACCTGACTTACCACTTGACCTTCCAAGTTCATCAGGATTATATGATGTATTTGTATTAGCGAAGATTGTATCAAACTCAACACCATCAAGTTTATCTATTGCTTGTTCAGCATCTTGAAGGATTGTATATTTATCACCATCTAAATATGGAAGATAAAAGTTTACTTTATCACTGTCCCAATTACCAATCTTAAAAGCATTTTCAATAGCTTCATAAAATTCTGGTCTACAATCTGGATATATCGCGTGGTCACCTGAATGAACACCCAATCCAATTATTACATCCTCATCGAATTTAGTAGCTAACGATAAAGCGTATCCATAAATAACAGAAGCGAAGATTGCATTTCTGTTTGGAACTACTGTCGCTTTCATATTCTCTTGTTCGTAATGTCCTTCTGGTACATCTATATCATCTGATGTTAACGCTGAATCAAATACGGACATAGCACCTGAAATATCAGATACCATTTGATGTACTTTGTAACCTTTTGTTTTCAAGTATTCAGCATTCTTATTTGCTCTTGTTAATTCAACTCTATGTTTCTGTCCATAATAAAAGGACAACGCATATACTTCATAACCCTGTGCTAACAGATGGACTAATAATCCTGTTGAGTCCATTCCACCTGATAACGATATTACTGCTTTTTTCATTCTATCTCCTAATTAAAAAAATGTGTTTGTTAATATTTTTTCTTCTGTTCTTGGATTACTCATTTTAAGATATAGTGGTTCATATTTTCTATATACTTCCATTGGAGAATCCGATTTAACCATTTCATCGATTGATTTAAGTAGTTTAAATAAATCATTGTTTACTATCTGACCAATTAAATCATCATGACTA